ACAGGATTTGTTGGCCTATTACTTTCTCTATAAGCTCATCGTTTACTTGCTTTACTAAATCTCGCTCTTTCTTGCCGAGAAACAAGGGCGGCGGTGGCGCAGCCGGTCTTTTCCATTCATCTCCCATCATTCATTACCCCACAAAAATCGGCAACGGCGAGTTTTTCAATGTTGCCTGCGCAGAATCTGCCTTCTCGCTGTCTTGTTTAGCCAAAGCTGTATATTCCATTTCTTTCAAGATCTCCATCAACTTGTCTTTAAGTTGCTGCTGTTCGTCTTTAGCCTGTGATAACAGTTCGGCATGGTTCAGTGTTACACTCTCACCTGGAATCGGCAGCATTGCAAATTTACCTCTAATTTGACCAAGCATTTCCTTGCACAAGGCTAATGAATACTTTCGAATCCATTGTTTGCCGATTGCATTGATATTTTCATATGGAATATTTCCAAATGGGAGCGTATTCATATTATTTACGCCTTGGGCGCCAGATTCGTATCTACCATCGTCGTCCCAGGAGTTTGAATCAACATAAAATCTAACCCATATCCTGTCTTTTTCGCTCATACCCCAAGTGCTTGGGTTGGGATACAGTTTCAATTTATTATCTATAAGCTCGTATGAATAGTGGGAAGTGCGCGTATAAATGGCATCTTCGTACATGATCGCTTGCATTTTATTTTGCCAAGTCGGTACCAATTCAAAAGTCGAATCATCCGCATACATTCCGTATGTAGACATATTTCCAACCATATTTATCCCACCATAGTAACCATAAAATCTCCACATTGCGCGTGGTGACTTATAAAAGACGCGCGTGACAACAACCCTCTTATTGCCAACTTTGTCGGCAAAATCAACCACGTTACCACCATCGTCTTTTCCGTCCGTGGATGCAGTTTCGATTATTGTTTGAAGATCATAATCTTGTTGGTTTGATTTTGGAGCAAATGAGGCTGAATACTGCCTTACAGTACCTCCAAAGCCAGCAACCGAAGCCATACCATCTCCGACCTTTTTTGAATATGAGAATTGGTACCTAGGGTACTTTAACTCAACTCTAGAGTCTCCCAAACTAGACGAAAGCGCTCCAGACTTGATAGCGCCCATGTGATCGAATGTTCCGGTCGCGTCACCAAGAGCATCCGAAAGCATATTCTTGCTTTGATGCAAGTTGACAATATATGAATATTCCAACACCGCCTCTTCATAAGCAGCGTACACATTTGCCGTGGTTAGCTCAATATCTACAACATCGCCACCAAGCTTCTTATATACGTAGGCAACCTGAAATGCCGCACCGCTTACAAAATCTTCTGAACCGTTGTACATCCCAAAGGGAACGGATCCAGATACATCACTGTAGCTGCCTGTAGATGTTAGTACAATTGCGCTGGTTTCTGACTTTGGGTTAAGATTTGCTGGCACACTGAGGCCCTCCTATTTCATAAATAGTTTTATTAAAGACAAACAGCGAGCATGTCACCACTTTATTAAGATGTCTTCTTTTTTGTGCTCTTTGTCTTCTTAATTGTGGCCTTAACACTCTTTTTTGTCGTATTTTTGACCGTCGTTTCGGTTACCTTAATTTTAGGTGCCGTTGTTGCTGCATTTGTGTTCACTGTTGGGTCAACCTCAGCGACGATCGGCTTTTTTGTCTTAGTTGGGGTAGCCTCGACGATTGCCGGAGTTACGACAGTCGTAGTGGCTGCCGGATGTGTTGAGTGTTTTAAAGTGTATTTGTTAGAACTTTTAATTCTGCGTTTTTTGCCCATGGTAGGTGCTCCTTGTGTGTATATTAAATAGTTTAAAATACTCAAAAACGAAAATCTCAAAAATTGTAGGCGAAAAAAATTTGAGGGATCGCCATTTTGAGCTTTTTGTTTCAAATAAAAAAAACCCCCTCAGAAGAGGGGGCAAAACATAAAGATATATTTTAGAGTGAAGTAAGGGCGCTTGGTCCGGATTGTCCAATGTACCTAATGTACACTAGAACTTTTCCAGCGGTGATCTCCGTTGTACCATTTCCAGTGCCTCTATTAATAAAAGCAACTGTAACGCCTGTGGTATTCAGGCCGAGGTTGTCAGCAATCTCAGAAATACCAGCTACACCGCGACTGTCGGGGTCGTAATCGGTATTACCAACTAGTTCCACAACCGCCGTTGTAGCGGCGTTGTCGGCTACGGTAGTTGCAGTTGAAACCAAATCCAGCACTAACGTTTGGTTTGGAGCAAATGTTTCTGTGCAGATAGTATTAACATCCACAATAGTTGCATTTGCTGGTAATGTACAAACTGTTTTAAGCATGCCATTATCCGTAGCTGTTGCATCGGCGCCTTCAAAATCAATTTCATATACCGCCTCATATACACCATATTCAGATCCTGCGACCATGAGCGCTGTTGCAGCTCGCTTGAGCGAACCAGCTCCCATATCAATCTCTCTCTTTAAGTTTTCAATTAACGCTTGGGTTCTAGCCAAGCCTATTCTTTTTGTTCCCATAGTTTAAAACCCTCCATTTATAATCATGTCAAAAACACAATAGGAAAGGCAAAGGTTCGACCTCTGCCTCGCTTATAATTAGTTTTAACAAAAAGAAGACCCCCACCTCTTTCGAGGTAGGGGCTTTCTATATCACGATTAGCTTTGCTTTTTACCTAATCAACATAAATGTTGTTATATTAGGAAGTAGCTCCAGCTTCTCCGAGGAGACCTCGCACGATAACCAGACCATACATATCAGGACGCACCATCTTCTTACCGTAACGAGTCATCACGCCCTTGCGAGGCACGAAGTCTTCTGGTCCGAAGATTGTAGGTGTGGTTTGCAGTGGGACGTACGGTGCGTACACATATCCGCTTTCAAGGAAAGAGGATCCGCGGCGACCAACGAGAACCACGTTGCGCAAGAAGTAAGGATCGACGATAACGTCGAACTTCTTAGTCAAGGAACCAACCTTAACTGCTCCAACAGAGCCCTTCTCATCATCATGAGTGACGGAAGCACGGAATCCAGCGGTGAACTCAAGGATGTTAGCAACTTCAGGTCCGCAGACGATGAAGTTAGCTCCACCACGCAGAGTCTTGCGGTGAATTTGTGCAGACACATCATTGATGGTCTCAACAAGAGTCTCATACCACTCTGACACTGTACCGGTGAAGTCGGGAGCAGCCGAAGATGCGCCGATTTCTAAGCCAGTCGTACGGTCTACAAAGAGACCTGGAGAGCGTGACCAGTACTGGGTACCAGCGGTTGCACCGTTGACAAGATCAGCAAGGATCTCACGATCAATTTCAAGAGCAACTTGCTCAGAAAGGATCGATGTCAACTCAACCTCTGCATCAAGGTTGTGGTAGGCGTTAAGGTCTTGACCTAACTCCGGAGTCCACTTCGCCTTGAGCTTCTTGGTACGAGCGGTGATCGAAAGGGAGTCGACCTTGATATCGATCTCTGGAATGTGTCCAGTTCCCTCGAGTGCCCACTCTGCCTGACCAACAACTGCTCCAAGAGCATCGGTGCCGGCATTGGTGATGTCATCATCCATAGCCCAGCTAACAACGTTGGCCGTTGCGCTCAAGGCCTTCACGATGTCGGCCGCAAATCTTGCGGTACCGTACGAAGAAGAAATTGAACCATTTGCTCCGGTTCCAGTCCACGTAGTGATGAGACGAGTTGTACCTGTACCACTCAACTGAGTGTGACGGCGAACAAGTCGCGCGAATGCGGTTGAGGTGCTATCAATCAAGACACCATTACCACCAGAACTAGAAACGTTGAACGATTCTGGTCCTTGAACGTTAACCTGATCCAATCCAGAAACAAGGACTGAAACGTGGGCAACAGTAGTGCCGTTTGTTAATGAGCCGGACGTGAAGTCAGGATCATACTTTGCATTCTGCATTGTGGCAGAGCCGGAAGCTTCGCCCCAGTTCGTCCAGTCAACGGCTGCAGGGGTGAGAGTGATCGCGCTGCTCGCGGCTGAACCAGTTGGAGACGTGTAACCATTTCCAAGGTTGTAAGCTCCGCCGGCTTGACCAATCTCTTGGCCGTCAAGACCAATTCCCTCTGTGATGCCAGAACCAACCTTGTCGCCACCGTAAAGTGAACTGGACAGGCTGTACCCTAGACGAGAGACCGCTGTAGTGCCGTCATTGATATCCTCGCTGACCGTAAAGTCAAGGAAGAAGATGAGACCACTTGGGAGACTCATTGGCTGAACTGAAACGAGATCGTTTGCGATCAGACCTGCGAAAACGCGACGGACAATTGGGAATGCGACGGCTGCGAAACCTTCGACATCACCACCTGCCATGGTGCTGCTCTCGCGAAGAAGCTCTTTAGCTTGATTTTCAAGCAAGCGAGCCATTGTGCTGCGGGAACGACTGTCACTAAGGCCTTCGAGAAGACCGGTCTTTTCCCATTTATTTAATAATGCATGCCCTTCTGCATGCATATCACGATTGACGATACCTTCGCTCAATCGTTCGATAATACTAGACATTATATAAATACCTCCTTTTTAATTATGATTTAATACCTGCTAGTTTCTTCATTCTCAATGAGAATGAGTCGGTAGGTTGCGACTCTTGACGAGTCGCACGAATAACAGATGAACGATTTGTAATTGCTTCGCTCAATGATTTTGGTCCACTCTTAGGAGTCGACTCCACTGCGCTCTCAAGCGTATTATAGATCGTACGTGCCTCTGTTACAGAACCAGCTTTAGAAATTGCTTCGACAATTTTTGATTTTTGTCGCTCATTTAGGGAGGCATTTTTCAAAATACGGTTCGTATAAAGCAAACGAGCATTCGAGAGATTTACATCTTGTAACGTCTCCTTTAACTCTTGTAATGTTTGCTTATATTGTGAATTTTGCTCTTTGACTTGGTTATTTTCGAAAACCAAGTCTTCTTGAGCCTTTTTCAAATCTTTTAATTCTTCTTCGACGTCGGTGCTACGGCGGCGCGCGAGTTCGCGTTCCATTTCATACTTGACCTCGTCGCTTGAGCGGCCGGCCCAACCAGAAAGCTCGGCGCCCATATCAACTGTCAGCTTTTCGACGAGGGAATCTACGAGAGAGTTGAACTTGTCTTCGCCTAGGCCTTTGCCGCCGTCGAATTCTTCTGCTTCGCCCTCTACTTTGGCAGCAGAATCATCAGTCTCTGCGGCATAGCCCTTTGACTGATCGTCGTCATCTTCTTCAATAATCTCATCGTCTTCTTCTTCAATAATCTCATCGTCTTCTTCTGAAAGAATGTCGGCAATTGCTTCTTCCGTCACTTCAATCTCTTCATCGATTTCTCCTTGAAGTTCTTGAATGGCTTCCTGCAAAGCACCTAAATCAATTGTTACCTCGGTTTCTTC